GAATGGCGTCCTTGGGTCGCAAAATGGTTAGAGAAGAATCAGCCTGATAACATTAGTTATCACGTTGATCCTTCAGTTGCAGGAGGAATTGGCTATTCCCGCTGCAACGGCGGCCATTCAAAGGCCTATCAAGATTTAACCTTATTAGGATTAAGCCTTGATATCGAGCAGGCTCAGAAGATTCCATCTAATGATCTGCCCGCTATATACCCCGCCACAGCTTTACCTGATGGAAGGGTATTATCAGAGAAGGACTTTGTTGTTCCCGATCTGCTCGCTGCGCATGGTTTAGAACTAGCTCAGCGTTCGATGCCCTTTATGTATTGGGGATCGATGGAAGTAGCTCAGTTACTCAACCCGCTACTTCAAAAGGCAGTTCTCCATGTTTTGGACCACTTGCCTATTTTCCCTATTCTGCCTATGGCAGCATCGGAAAAGGGTCTAAAAACTCGGGTGCCGACAACTTCGTTGACGGCAGTCCAAATTTATATTCAGCCTTTTAGGAAGTCGCTCGATTGTTTCTTAAAAAGAGACAAACGATCTGCGGGATCCTTAGGTCGGACAGATCGAGAAATTGATCTGTCTGGCGAAGAGGGGCCCTGGTATTCCCAGGATCTGTCTGTCGCAACGGATATGCATCCGTTTTGGCTTACTCGTACGGTGTATGAAGAATTAACTTTCTACTTACCGCAGGAGCTTCGCCAGATCGCGGAACCGGAGATTTTTGATAAATTATTCGGTCCGAGATTGGTCTATGATTATGGGATTGTCATTCCTGACCCCCCTATACTCAAAGATTCCGCCGGCCACGAAATTGAATTTAATCACTTCATGGCCTGCGTGATAGGAAACTTTCATAAACAGGTTAATCAACCTGTTTACACGTTACCTGAGATCAAAGCCAGCTTAGCTGTTTTCCGAGCTGAGTTTTCCTCTTGGTTAACCTCTCTTACTCTTCTCCCCGGACGTGTCACCACGAACGGTTTGATGATGGGAGAGGGAACATCTTGGCCCACTATGGCGCTATTAACGTCTTTCTGTGCCGAGAAGCTTCATCGCCGTAGATTTAAAACCTGCGGAGATGATGCTGTCATCCCTCAAATGGATGATGAGCGCATTGAGAAA